GGCCTCTGCGTATACGGGGGGGCGCAGCGCGCAAGTTTTCTAGCGACTTGGATTTTCACCGGGGAATCCACTTTGAAGCCACCCATGATTGAAGAGACTACAATACATCACAATAACAATGTCTTGCGTGACTCACGGCGTTTCCCAGTGTGGATTTTAGTATTTTAGTCAAGAATCCACCTGAGCCAGTTTTGGATCCACGGAATCCAGCTGGAAGCCACCCACAGAAAATGTGACTCCGATTCACATTTTGGATTGACTTTTCTAGCCCCCTTGACGTACCCCTTAATCATCAAAGAATTGCGCCCGGAGGATATCCTTCGCGGGCGCTTTTGTTTTTCCGACATCGCGATTGCTGACGACCCCATGGTATGGGGTGTAGCTTCGGCATGCATCGCCCTTGCCAGTGAGCCCCCAACCCCATGGATCTTGTTTTTGCGCCGCGCCAGATTGAGCTCTGGCCGATCGAGAAGCTTCGCCCCTATGCCAAGAACGCAAAAATCCATGGCGATGCCCAAGTTGCGAAGATCGCGGCCAGCATGGCCAAGTTCGGCTGGACGGTACCGTGCTTGGTCGCGGACGACGGCGAGTTGATCGCGGGCCATGGGCGCGTGCTGGCAGCCGGCGCGCTGGGTCTGACCGAGGCCCCTGTCATCAGGCTTGGCCATCTCGATGAAGCGGAGCGGCGCGCCTATCGCATTGCCGACAACAAGCTCACGGAACTTGGCGAATGGGACGAGGCCATGCTGCGCGATGAGATCGCAGGGCTCTTGGCGGAAGACTTCGACCTCGATCTTCTGGGCTTCTCGGATGAGGATCTGGATGCCCTGCTGCAGGACCCGGATGCGCTGGGCAGCGATGGTGTGGTCGATGGTGAGGATGATATTCCTGAGCCACCGGCTAAGCCAGTATCGGTCGCGGGTGATTTGTGGCAGCTCGGGCCGCACCGACTGATCTGTGGTGACAGTACCAGCGCGAATGTCGTTGGACGGCTGCTGGGCGATGTGAAGCCACAGCTGATGGTGACCGATCCACCCTACGGCGTGGAATACGACCCGTCCTGGCGCAACCAAGCAGGAGCTGCCAAGACCAAACGCACCGGCAAGGTGCTGAACGACGACCGCGCTGACTGGCACGAGGCCTGGTCGCTCTTTCCCGGCGATGTGGCCTATATCTGGCATGGCGCCCTGCATGCCGCGACGGTGGCGGACAGTCTGATCGCCGCGGGTTTCGCCATCCGCTCCCAAATCATCTGGGCCAAAGACAGGCTGGTGCTCAGCCGCGGCGATTACCACTGGCAGCATGAGCCCTGCTGGTATGCGGTGCGGGCCAAGGGCAAGGGCCACTGGGCAGGCGATCGCAAGCAGACCACGCTCTGGCAGATTGCTAACAAGGACCAGGATGCCGAGACCGTGCACGGCACACAAAAGCCGGTCGAATGCATGCGCCGCCCGATCCTGAACAACTCCAGCCCAGGTCTGGCCGTCTATGAGCCGTTCATGGGATCCGGGACCACGCTCATCGCGGCTGAGACCACCGGCCGCATTTGCTACGGGGTAGAGCTGAACCCGGTTTACGTCGATGTCGCTATCGAGCGCTGGCAAGCCTTCACCGGCGAGGAGGCAGTTCTGACAGACAGTGGCGAAACCTTCTCGGGCCTCAAGTCCAAGCGGCTGGCGGCGTGATGCAGTCGCGGTGCCAATCGCTGATCGAGGCGATCACCAATGTCGTGGTCGGTTATGCGCTGGCCGTCATCACTCAGATCATAGTGTTCCCATGGTTTGGGCTGCAGGTCAGTCTCAGCGACAACCTAGCGATCGGTGCGCTGTTTGTGATGATCTCCTTGCTGCGCAGCTATGCGCTGCGCCGGCTGTTCGAGCGCTGGCGATGATGGGCGGACTCAGGCCGCGTCCAATTTGTAAACAGTGCCGCGCTCGTGGTGTTTCTCAGACGTGATTGGCAGGCCAAGCTTCTTCTTGAGCGCACCAGAGATTGCACCTCTCGCCGTATGCGCTTGCCAAGATGTCGCCTTAACGATCTCGGCGATGGAGGCACCTTCCGGTCGCTGCAGCATCTCAATCAAGAGCGCTTGCTTGGTGCCTTGCCGGATAGAGACCAGCTTAGGGCCTTCACTTGCGTCTGCGGCCACTTCCGTAGATTTGGCCGCTGGCCGAGCCTTGCGGATATTGCTGACCGTGCTCGCGACAACCGGATCAATGCCGATGGCATCAAGTCCAGCCTCAGTTGCAATCAAGGTCGTGCCATGGCCATCACCGGTCTCACGCCAGAGTGGCTCATTGCGGCGCAGGTTGGCATCAACCTCTTCAAGCCAGCCGCGCTCGATCATCTTGGAAACGGTCATCTTGGCCGCAGCGCCAGCAAGCCCGTCGGGCAGCGGCATCGCCAAGTTGCCAGGGCGGGATGCGGCGCGCGTGAGGATAATGGTTTGCGTGTCGGTAATCTTCGGCATCGATGCCTCCATATTTTTAGTGTTGCTCTGTGCCGTTATTCGGCGGTGTCCATCGCGGCAAAAATTGCAAAATGCTGCACCCAACCGGTGAGGTATGGCAGTCCCGCAGGGATGCCGTCTTTCCGCTGGGTCTGCGCACTGATCGTCCAGGCCTGCCATTTCTGGATCGTCTTAATGATCGCGGCTTCATTGTTCGTGGTGCGGCCTTGCAACGCGTCAATCAAATCATCGGCAAAATGCCGACCCATTGAGCTGTCCAAGAAATCCCTGATGCCGCGCATCTCATCCTCGGTACCAGCGCCTGTCGCCAAACCGATAAAGGCGCAGGCCACCGTCCAGATTTGATCTGTCGGACGATCCCGTAAGGCGCAGGCAGTCATCTGTCCGTAGAACCCGTAGGTCTCGTTTTGGCTGGGAAGAACCAACTCGCTCATTGCTCTGCCTCCGCTTCCGCCCAAGCTCCATCGTGCCAGACATACAGGTAGCCAAAGGCGCGGGTTGGTCGTGGCAAGACCACTGGCGCCCGCGGCGGATCGAAACAGTCCAGCGCCTCGGTACTAACTTGCCGGATTTCTCGGGCGGCCAGGATGTCCTCGGGCATCCACGTGGCTAGCGCGGGAAGCATGTGCGCCGGGTACCCGTCGTAATGAATGTAAACGTGGGCCCATTCTTCGGGTCCGGTCTGGATGGCGATCTGTGCGCAGGTGCTCATCTTGCCCTCCCTCAAATGAGTTGCAGGCAGGCCAGCAGGGTGCTGGCAGCGGCAAGCTGGGTCGTGGGTAGTTCGATCTTGATGTGGGAGATCACATCGGAGGCCTCGGCAATGATGCCGCCGTCGCGCAGAGCAGCCTCGATGGCCTCTGCAACCGCGTCGGGCCGCGAGCGGTCAAAATGATTGGGTAAGGTATCGTGGTCGATGCGGAGGGTGCTGATCGCTTTCATGGCAAGGTCCTCACTTCTGCTGAGCAATCAGCGCGAGGAGGACCGCCGCCATGCCGCCCAGGTATTCACCGCGGCGGAACACGATCTCGTCAATGTGGCCGGCGTTGTCGATCGCGGGGTCAACCGCGAGATCGTCTGCCATGTGCAGCATCAGGCGTTTAGCTTCGGCGTTGTAGCGGGTGGCTAGGGTCATTTGTGTTTCTCCAATCAGGAAATTTGCTTGATGTGAGAATCGCTCGACACCGAAGTGTAATCAACTCAAATAGAAATATTTTTCTGTTTATTTTCAATGTTTTGAGGTTAATTCAACCGCCATGGAAGGTCTATCTGAACGCGCCTATGCCGAGCATGCCGGGATCTCCCGCGGCGCGGTCCAAAAGGCGCGCAAAAATGGGCGGCTGGTGCTCTTTGCAGACGGATCCATCAACGCTGCAGCCTCGGATGTACGGCGTGGTTCAGCGACCGATCCGGATCAAAAGATACGGTCAAGGGGCGGGCTTGGTGCAACTGGTGACGGCTCAGCAGCCTCAGGCCCCGGCGACAGCACGTCTTATATCAAAGCGCGCACCGCGCTCACCGTCTATCAGGCGCAGGAGCGTCAGCTCTCGATCCAGAAGAAGAAGGGCGTACTGGTGGATCGGGCGCGCGCCGAGACGCTGGTGTTTCGGCTTGCACGGCAGGAGCGCGATACTTGGATCACCTGGCCCACCCGCGTATCCGCCCTGATGGCCGCACAATTATCCGCAGAGATGGAGAAATATGCGGGGATGCCCGTAACGATCGAGGCTGCGATCCTGCAAAGGGTGCTGGAAACCCATGTCCGAGAGCAGCTCAACGCCCTGGCAAACCTCAGGGTCTCGCTTGAATGACGAAGATCGTGACACTGATCTAACCGAGGGCCTTGATCTCGACTTTGACGGCGCCGAGGATATCCTGCGTGTCTGGCAGCGTGGCATACGGCCTGATCCGGATCTGACAGTGTCGCAATGGGCGGATGCGCATCGCAAGTTGTCATCGCGCGCGAGCGCCGAACCCGGTCAGTACCGTACATCGCGGACACCATACCTACGCGCAATCATGGATGCGCTGTCGCCAAACCATCCCGCGCAGCGGATCAGCTTTATGAAAGCCGCCCAGGTCGGGGCGACAGAAGCCGGCAACAACTGGATCGGCTTCGTGATCCATCACGCGCCCGGCCCCATGCTCGCCGTGCTGCCCACCGTCGAGATGGCCAAACGGACATCGCGCGGCCGGATTGATCCACTGATTGAGGACAGCCCTGCGCTAAAAGAACGGGTGCAGCCTGCGCGGTCACGCGATGCTGGGAACTCAATGCTGTCCAAGGAATTTCCCGGCGGCATCTTGGTGCTTACCGGTGCCAATAGTGCCACTGGCCTAAGGTCTATGCCCGCACGCTATGTGTTTCTTGACGAGGTCGATGCTTATCCGGCTTCAGCTGACGAGGAAGGCGATCCGGTCAGTTTGGCCGAAGCGCGCACCACGACCTTTGCACATAGGCGTAAGGTGTTCATGGTATCGACGCCAACGATCCGAGGGCTAAGCCGGATAGAG